TCAGAGCAACCAGTCTATGACTTTGCTGCCCGTGACCGTTATGTATGGGCTGCTACTAACGTAGATGGTGCACCTGGCACCACTCGTATTGATCTAGGCCAAAGCGTAGGAACCTTGATATTTCCTTATGCTTGGGATACTTACTACTTCCCAGAGGATGTAAACTCTAGAGTAACTGGCAGATATACCACAGCCTGTGCATTCATTGACGGTACAGATCGTCTAGCTTTCTGTACAAATAAGACTGCGACTAATGGTCGTGTATACATTGAGTCAGCTACCCGCCTGGTTTATCAAGGCACATTACGTACTGGCTTTGTACGCTACAACACACTTGAAGGAAAGATATTCAAGTTGATGACACCACGTATTGATACTGCCAATGGTGGTTTTGTTATCGAATCTATCGGACCAGATGACACATACTATCCAGTGGTATCTGTTGCTCAACAAGGAGTAGTACAAGAAGTAGGAATCCCTTACCCAGCAGGAGCGCAAGAGTATCTAGGTTTCTCCTTTACCTTGACTCGCTCTACTACTGATACCTCTAAGGGACCATTGTTCACAGGTTACCAACTAAAGGCTCTGCCAGCTGTACCACGTCAGCGCCTAATCCAGTATCCATTATTCTGCTATGACGGAGAGATGGATAAGTTTGGAGTGCAGGTTGGATATGAAGGCTCTGCTTGGCAGCGTATGTCGCAGCTAGAAGCAGTAGAAAACGCAGGCGATACCATCCGAATAGAAGACTTCCGTACTGGGGAATCTTATATTGGCCTGATAGAAGAGATGGACTTTATCAACCGCACACCACAGGACAAGCGATTCTCTGGTTTCGGAGGCTTGTTGTTAGTCACAATACGGAGCGTATAAATGACACCTACAGACTGGGCAATGTTAGTTGCCACCATACTTGGAATAGCATCAACGGTATTGATGGGACTACGTTGGCTAGTCAAATCTTTCTTATATGAACTCAAGCCTAATGGCGGTAGTTCGATGAAAGATAAAGTAAATCGTCTGGAAGAAAAAGTAGACCTACTGACAGAGTTAGTCAAGGAAGCGATAAGGAAGTGATAGATGAAACCATTAGCCAAGAGCGCCAGTCCTGCTGCAATCGCAGTGTTGCGACAGGCGACTGCCATTGCTCCGAAGCGTATGAAGGCGAGCGATGGACTGCTACCTTCTGCTGCGCACGTAAAACAGAATCCGAACAGCGACCACAACACGGGTCTTGCTGTTGATCTAACTCACGATCCACATCACGGGATTGACTGCTCAGATTTATTTGTAAAACTAAGAGATGATAAGCGGGTTCTATACCTGATATTCAATGGTCGCATCTGGGCAGCAGAGCGTGGCACACGTGAATACACAGGTCCTAATAAGCACGTAAAACATCTACATATTTCAATCAAGGAGAAGTTTGCTAAGGACACCAGTCCTTGGTTTCCTTGGTTGGGAACACCAAAGCGTATAGCTAAGGTGAAGGCTCGCTTGACACGCAAGCCTAAGAAGAAAGAAAAAACCAGTCCGAAGGAGGACTAATGAAAGAACAGTTCAAGCAAGTATCGCTAACTTGGTTCCGCGCTGCAGCATCAGCTGCTATAGCACTTTACCTTGCAGGTGAGACTGATGTAAAGGTACTAGGAACAGCAGCACTTGCTGGTTTCCTTGGTCCAGTTCTCAAGTGGCTAGATCCATCAGCCAAGGAGTTCGGACGTAATAAGTAGTTTGTAGTTAGCGCGAGGCAAGAAGACCCCACTGGAAACGGTGGGGTTCTTTTTTTATGCCCAAAATTAGATGTGCCAGGCTCTGATACAGAAACGGAATATCAGAATTAGCAGGCCTTACCGTAATCTTTGGTCCACCTGGCACGACACAAGTCTATTCATTTGAATAGGGAAGTGTCAACCTTATCGATAGGTACTTGGTGGTTGTGTACCTTGTTGCCTTCAGGACCCATCCAGACAGGCTCATACTGGGCTATCTCATCTATTGTGTTAGAACCATAGATGGTTACAAACAAAGGCTCTAGCGGGTCTACAGAGGTCCATAGAATGGCATCTGCTTTCTTAGCCAGGAAGCCAATCTGCTTGCTAGATACAGCCCTACCCCAGACCTGCCAGTACTTGGTGTTGCAAGTCTTTACATCCCAACGTACGTTGTCAGCTGTAATATCACAGAGTTGGTCTTCGGTTTCATTGAGGTAATGTGGGTTGCAATCCATACCCAGTTGCTTGAAGTATTTATGGGCAGCTATCTCACCGTATCTGCCAATGGAATGTGATGAGCGTAAGTTACGGTAGTGCCCGTTGTAATCTTTGTATTTCTGATAGGTCTTCTCTGACAGTTCCTCAGCTAGTAAGCGATCATCTTCTGTCAGTTCGATATTCATTCTGGCCTATCTACGGGGCAGGGGGCTTTTAGTAGGTTGCCGCAGTTGGTACATTCCACATCAAGGGCATACCAGGCAATCTCATAATCTTCAAATTGTACAAAGGTTGTGAACACAGTACAACCACATACGCAGGCGTGTGTCGGACCAACAGCTCTCAGGTCTGAGGCTTGAATGGGTGGTAGACTATCTCTGTTTTTTAGCAGGCGGAGTAGACGGAGCAACTGCACTGTCCCTCACTCCACTCGGCCCGTGAGGGCCGTCTCTGTAATTCGCCTCACGGCTCATATTGTAATAAACTGATAGTGTGTCGTGTCTGCGACACGCCGTAGGAAAGTGTAAGATGTGAGCTATGACAACATTGATAGGGATACAACTGGAGGACCTAGCGGTCCTAGCAGCTGATAGTCAAATCACCGAAGATACTATGCGTACCGTTAGTACATCCACTCCGAAAATAATTCACGTGGGTAAGTATCTGCTAGGGATTACGGGCGATGCTAGACCTGGTGACATCCTTACCTATAACTGGAACCCGCCTGTGTACAAAGGTTCAGACCCTGTACAGTGGATGGGTAAGAAGGTTATGCCATCCATACTCACGGCGTTCAAAGAGAACGGATATGAACCTTATGACGCGGCGAAAGACAAAGACTCAGGCTTCGACTACCTTATCGCGTTTGATGGGAATGTATTCCATATCGCGTCGGACTTATCGTTTATCAAATCTGATAATAACATTTATGGCCTCGGGACTGGTGGCTCTTATACTCTTGGGTATCTTTATGATCGTGTGGGTCGTCTTACTACTGGTAATGTAGAACGACACGCCGAAAGTGCTGTTCAAATAGCTTGCTTGCTTGACACTAATTCCTGCCCGCCAATACAGTTGGTAACTCAGAGACGGGAGTTGTCATAATGCAATGGGATGTAGGCAAGAAAACAACTGTATATGTAAATGCTTTCAGCTTTAGTAACTGGGCATTTGGTATTGATTCTTATGTGGTTTATGAGGATTATGAGAATGAGATTGACGTTGCTAGAATCACAATGATAAACTTATTGTTCTTCAATGTAACGGTGACAAGATGGAGGAAACCGTTCTAATGGATATCAAAGAATTATTAGTAAAGGCTCTGCACGACAAGGAGAATACTCGTGACAGATCCACACAGGTACAGATAGGACCATCAGAACTTGGTGGCTGTCGCCGTAAGGTTTGGTACAGGCTGAACAATCAACCTGAAACCAATGACAATGAGATAAAACTCGCAGCGATTATGGGTACTGCTATCCACGCTGCAATAGAGAATGCACTTGCCAACAATCAAGATGTACTTCTGGAGAAGACTGTTGAATACAACGGTATGAAGGCACACGTTGATTGTTTTATACCTGGGACGGGTGATGTTGTTGACTGGAAGACTACAAAGGTGAAGAACCTTTCGTACTTTCCAACAGCCCAGCAACGTTGGCAAGTTCAGGTCTATGGCTACCTGATCTCCAAGTCTGGCTTGGGGAAGGTCCAGAATGTAAATCTAGTAGCCATACCTCGTGATGGGGATGAGCGTGACATCCTAGTTCACAGCGAACCCTATGACGAAGCCATCGCACTAGAGGCGTTGAACTGGTTAGAAGCTATAAAAACTGCACCAGAAGCTCCCGCGCCTGAAAGACACGAGAGTTATTGTGCAAGCTACTGCAAGTTCTATGACGCCTCTGGTGAGATGGGATGCGTTGGTATAAAAAAAGAACATATAAAAACTGAATTACCTCAACTAGATGACTTCGAGGCTGCGATGGATGCTATGCACTACACGCAGATTGATTCCGAAATCAAAACCTTGGAAGATAGAAAGCAAGCGCTACGCGAGAAGCTGCTTGGTAAGACTGGAGTTACTACAACTGGGTATGAGATCAAGTGGTCAACTATCCAGAGTAATACGGTAGACAAAGACGCAGTTGAAAAAGCACTGGGCTTTGTACCGATGAAGCAAGGCAAGGAGAGCACAAGGCTTTCCATCAAGAAAACAGGAGAAAAATAAATGGCTGCATCAGAAAACACAAAGTTCCAAGTCAACTACAAGTTGGCAGATGGAACACTAATCAACCTTTACGCAACAGATGTGCGTGATTTAGAGACAGGTCTAACAGACCTTGCAATGGTATCTACGTTGATTGCATCAACAGCTGATTCCTTTCGAGGTAATGCTGCGCCTGCTGCCGTACACAATCCTGCAGTACAAGCACCAGTAGCTGCAGCACCTGCTGCTAGTGGCAATGTTTGTAAGCACGGAGCTATGACTTATCGTGAAGGAGTAAACGCACAAGGTAAAGCCTGGAAGGGCTATATGTGCGGTGCACCAAAGGGTGCAACCGATAAGTGCCAGACTATCTGGGTTCGCTAAATGTATGCGAGAGCCTCGTGAATACGAGAATCCTCTCTGCGCTCAATCAGGCGGTGACTTCTGGTTTCCTGAAGTCGGTTACGGAACATCCGCAGAAACCTTATACGCTCGAAGTATATGTAACAACTGTGAGCATCAAGCTGAGTGTGCAGAATGGGGTATCTACAATGAGCGTCACGGAATCTGGGGTGGACTTACGGAGTGGGATCGCGGAGCAATCCGCAAAAGGCTAAACATAGTAGTACGACGGGAGGAAAGTGCTTAGGTTAGACCGCGCTTGGAGGAGTGTGCAATCAACTGCACAACCGCTTCCTACTGTGTGGAAAGACCTAGAGAACAAAGAGATAAAGTTTAGGCGGGGTCAAGTAACTATGGTTGCTGCCGCACCTAACGCTGGAAAGTCTATGTTCTCTCTGGTATATGCAATCAAAGCCAAAGTACCTACTCTGTTTTTCTCCGCAGATACTGACACCGCAACAGTGATGATGCGAGCAGCAGCTCACGTTGCAGGACATACACAGCAGACAGTTGAGAATCAAATCAATATCAACCCTGCTGCATACGATGAAGCCTTACAAGAAATCTCTCACATTCAGTGGGTCTTTGATTCATCACCGAACCTAGATGACATTGAGTCTGAGATCAAGGCTTACATTGAACTCTATGGCATAGCTCCACAGCTGATAGTCATAGACAACCTAATGAATGTTGTTGCTGAAACTGATAACGAATGGTCAGGGTTACGTCAGATAATGATGGAGCTTCACGATATGGCACGCAAGACTGATGCTTGCGTGATGGTATTGCACCACGTATCAGAACAAACTGAGTATGGAGATATGACTGCACCACCTCACCGAAGGGCTATTCAAGGTAAGGTGTCACAGTTACCAGCTCTGATACTCACGCTGGGCTACAATCCGTTTGAACATACAATGCGGGTTGCAGCTGTAAAGAATCGTTTTGGAAAACACTCTGTTGATGGCAAGGATTGGGTAGGTTTATTCGTAAACTTTGCCACTTGTCAAATAGGTGACAGCGATGCTTACGGCAGAATGATTTACAACTCCAATCTATCGAGGGTGGGATGAGTTCATACAACAAGCAAAAGGGTTCCAAGTTTGAGACAGATGTTATGAAATATCTACGCAAGCTGGGTCATTTTGCAGAGCGTCTGGCTAAGGCAGGAGCCAATGATGAAGGTGACATCGTTACCATAATCGCAGGTCAGACGTACATTCTGGAGTGTAAGAATCGCAAGTCAATAGATCTTCCGCAGTTCTGGGCAGAAGCTCAGACTGAGGCAGCCAACTATGCGAAGGCTAGAGGGCAAGTGGTTGCACCTTTGGCCTTCGTTATAGTAAAACGCAGACAGCACGGAGTAGAGAAGGCTTGGGTTATCCAAGACCTAGACCAATGGGTAGTAGATAGGAGTAAGTAATGCCAACACCTGAAGGATTTATTACGACATCTGACATCTGGCAGCCATCACCAGAGGCACAGCTAGAGAATGCAGATATTCCATTTGAGAAGATTGAAGAACCTGAAGAAGAAGCAAAGGAAGAAGACGAAGCACAAAAAGCAGCAGCAGCAGCAGCAGCGTAGACGAAGAAGCATTAGAAGAAGGCAGCGGAAGAAGAAGAAGCAGAAGCAGCAGCAGCAGCAGCAGAAGAAGAAGAAGAAGAAGAAGAAGAAGAAGAAGAAGAAGAAGAAGAAGGAGAAGAAGAAGAACGCTCCGTGTCATTGATCTTCCCGTCACTACCGCTGCCACTACCGCCACCAAATGGTCTCCCCGCAGCAGCTTCAAGCCGAGCAAGCCATTTTTCCGCCGATTGGAATCTCTTCGTTCGC